ACCCTGAAAACTTACGGTGTAAGCAGGGTTTGAAGCAGCTTGTGCCATTTTTTATTACCTCTTAGTAGTTTAAGTTGAGTTTAAATTACACTCAGCATTTCTACAACCTTTCTCCAAGAGTATCCCTCGCAAGGGGTCAGGGGTAATAGTTTGTCTTTTAGCTTAGTGTCTATAGGAATGATCAGTTCCTTTTAAATACACCAAATTAATCATGTACTTAAAAGGAAGGGGGAAATCAATCCCCCAACCATAACAACAATGTTAAAACAAGCTGGACTTCTGTAACTTAGTAGCTACAGCCTGTCTATAGGCAGGATCATTTGCATATCTAGGGTCACGCATTGCTGCAGTCATCTGAGCAGTGCTCTCAAACTTCCCACCTGTGGATGCAGAACTTGTTCCACCTTGTATAAGGTTGGGTTCTGCCATAGAACGATATCTAGCAAAGAGTCCTTGAACAGCCATCCTAATTACACTAGGACTTTGTCCACTCATTGTTGCATTGTAAGCATCTACTTCTTCAGGAGGTAAGGTATCCCTTGCCCACTGTACCATAGTTGCATATTCTTCTGCTCCCCCTACAAGGGAGTACATTTCACCTGTCTGTTGGGCAGCAAGTGCATCTTGTCCTGCTATCCATGAGTCTACCATGCTTGGTGGAAACCCTGCTTCTTCTAATGCTACATATGCATCATCTGATAGAGTACCATTGTCATAATATTCTTGTTGAAATTCTGAGAAGTCTAAACCTTTACTATCTAAAAGTTCAGCTACCTCTGTTGGATTTTCTGTAGGAGCTTCTTCTGTAACTTCTTCTTGAGTACCTTGACCTAGCTTACTTTCTAAAGATGCATAAGCTTTAGCCATGTCTTCAACACTTTTAAATTTCTCAGGTAACCATTCTGGACGAGATTCATCAACCTCTGCTCCTCGTTCTCTGTCAAGCATAGCTTGTTGATGCTCTGTTGACTCTGGTGCTTCTTCTTGAAAAGTATTTATTTGATCTGCCATAATTATCCTTCTGATTCAACAGCACCTTTAGCTAATTGTGGTGCAGCACCTTGTGCCATACCTGCTGCTGTTTGTTCTAACATTTGTTGTTGTTGCATTTGTTGAGCTTGCATCTGTTCTTGTTGCTTCTGCTCTGGTGATTTAATAAGACCAGAAGTATCAATCCCTAGAGATGCAGCAAGTCTATCTATGTAGTCAGATATGTTTAACTCACTAGCTATGATCTCTTGCCCTAAAGGTTGGAGATACTGTAAGAATGTAGCTAGTTTATTTAAATCTTGTCCACGTCCTAGTGCTTCAATACCTGTGACTACAGTAGGTCTTATACTTTCTTTAGGTAAACGTGGCATCTTACCTTGTTTAACTAAGGATTCTAGTAGTATATTAATTAATGGTAACTGAAATTCCTGAGACAATATAGAATACACACCCCCTAGAGCAGTCTCTAATTCTTGTGCCATGAATCTTACTTCTTCAGCAGTGACACGTTCAGCTGATCTCTGCACACTACTATTAAGTAGGAACGCAGAAGCTAAACGATCATTAATCATTCTCATAGTTTCTAAAGATACTCTAAAGTCAGAAGCTTTCTGTACTTGTAGTGTAGATACATCATTAGAATCACCACTTATGAAAGCACCGTTAGCAGCTTTAGCTAAGTTTACTGCTTTAGTTGTACCATTTGGTCTAACAAGAAATAAAACCTTAGAAGAAGCTGCACTTCCTTGTACGATAGCCTGAGTTAAAGCTTCTAAACTACGCAAGTCACCTAAGTATTCTTCTATAAAACCTCTACCATAATCTTCACCGTCAATACGACTGAACCTTAAAGGAATAAAAGGATTGTTATCCTTCTTAAATACACCTCTTGATTCAGGTACTTCCATACCTTTTATTTCTTGATGAACTGTGAAACCTTTATCACTTTTCTTTACACAAGTATATAAATCATAGTTTTTCTGTGGTGAATCTGTTGCTACTATAGCTTCTTTTACTGAGTCTGGTAACATTAAAGCATCTAAGCTTTCTTTTGTTATAACTTCAAGCAAGTTACCCATTGTATCACGTTTAGTAACATAACGGTCAGGTCTAAATACTTTCATACCACCTTCTTTAGGTAGATATACTAGTGCATTACCTGTAACAATAAGAAGTTTAAGTGCTTCAAACGTTGGTACTCGTATAGCTTTACTTTCTATTTCTGACATAGCTGCACGTTCAATACGTGCTAGTCCTTCTTCTACTTGTCCTCGATTATCACCAGCTATCTCTTGTAAATCAAAGTCATCAATCGTTAAACGAAAGAATGGACTGTTAGGTGGTAATAAAGCAAGCAATAATTTTGAAGCTAGATTGTTAACACCTCTTGCTCCAATGCCTTGATAAGGTGTGGCATAGATAGATGAACTACTGTGTCCTTCCTCTGGCATAAGAGTAGGTATAGTTAACTTAGCTGCTTCACGACCTCTCTCAAGGAACGTATCTCGTTCTCCTTCAAGTTGACTGTACCGTTTAGCGACAGTACCTACTTCTTCTTCCATAATATTAATCCTCTTTTAAAGCTGAGTCAGGTATAAATAACTGTGCTACAGGAGCTTTCTTCTTTTTCTTTTCTGAATCAGATACTGCATCAGTTGGTTCAGGTTCTTGTCCTTCAATAGGCATCGTTTGATTCTGATCAAAAGGTGTCTCTTCTTCAGGGGGCATGTTGGCATCTCTGCCTGTCAGTTTTTTGACAAACCCTGTATTGTATGTTAGTGCACCCATATCATTATCCTTTAGGTATGTTTAAACCAGAACCAGAACTAGCTGTCTCTGTTGTAGGTTTTATTTTAAGGTCAGTTCTTAAAGCTTTCTTACCTTTTTTTACAGTTCTTTTTCTCTTTGCATCACCCTCTACAACAGTAGCTACTTCCTCTGATTGTTCTCTATCAGCAGCAGTTGATGGTGTAGGTTTAGGTGCAGGTGTTGGTGTAGGTGTTCCACTAGGTTTACCTGTTACAGTATCTTTTACTTCTTTACCTATTTTCTTAAGAGGTTTTTCGACTACTTCTTCAAAGACTTTTTGTATTGGTTTTTCAATTTTATTAACTATTTTCTTAACTGGTCTTTCCAAAGGCTCAACTACTTTTTTATCAACAAACTTAACAATAGTTTTGGGAGCTTTAACAGCTTCTTTAACTACTTTTTTTACTGGTCTTTCCAAAGGCTCAACTACTTTTTTATCAACAAACTTAACAGCTTTCTTAACTGGTTTCTTGACTGCTTTAACAACCTTCTTAACTGGTTTTTTTGCTGCACCCATATCATTATCCTTTTGGTATCTGCAACCCTTGTCCAGTACTACCTACTTGTGTAGAACTATCCATTGCAATGTCTGTTCTTAATCCTTTTTTACCTGTCTTCTTTTTATTAAGACTTTCTGACTCTAAATCTGTATCATCCAGTTCTATGTCAGGTGTTTTAGACACAGCTGTTACTGGTCTAGCTGGTGTTGGTAAAGGTGCAGGACTTCTGCCACCTCCAAATAATCCACCCATTTTTAATCCTCCGTGTTATAATCTTGGTTTTGTAATTCAACAAGCTTCTGAATGATAGACTGTTGCCCCCTAAGAAATGCTAGTTCTTCAGGGGTAACTTGTTCAAACGGAAGTTTGTTAGGGAATAACATAGTTAGATGGTTAAGTAATCCATCTGTGATGTTAAAATCATTGCCTAGTAGTTTCATGTACGCAAACTTTCGCTAATGTTGTAACTTTAGATATCTACTATCTCACAGCCATCAGCAGAACATGCTAAAGTTTGGCTACTTGTAGTCGTATCTTCCTTTTCATAATCAGATAAAGCCTTCCAATTAATTGTAGTAGGCATCTGTTCCTTGAATGCATTATACTCTTCCTTAGTTATATCTTGATAAGGAGCTTGGTTGTATGTATGATCACTATGAGGTAAGAAAGAAATACCAGAACATATATTAAAGTTATCATATACCCATGCTCCTACTGCCATCCACTCTGCATCTCTAACAGTAATAGTAACAGAAGGTTTATGTTCACACCAGTTTAAAGCATAGTGTTTCCACAACTCTAACTGATCTAATGCAGTCATAACATTACGTGTAACAGAACCAGTAGGTGACTTAGTAGGAAAGCTAAACACTGTAGTAGAGTCTGGCTTCATCACACATGGTTCAGCAGGGATACCACTGTCCTTTAAGAACTGTGTTAGTGGGTCTTTGTTATCTCCACGTACAGTCCTGATGTAGTAGTCACTGTGTCTAGCATGTATACCAGAAGCACTGTCAACTAATTGACTAACAGTACCAGAAGGTTTGACACATGTGATAGCAGTTGATATAGGTATGTCAAAGAACTTAGCATACTTTTCATTAGTATCTATAGCTACTTGTTTCATTTCCTTTAACCATTTCTTACTATCTAAAGTGTGGGACATTACTCTGTTGTCCATGATACCTGTTAAGGATACACCTAGTAGTCTTTCTTCTTTTGTATTAGTCTCCCATATCTTACGTAAGTATGGCATCTTAGTAAAGGTAGATTGTATAGTACCTAAGATAGTAGCTAGTCTAACTTTATTCTTAAGAGTTTCTTTAGTATCAGACTCACGTACTACAACTTCAGTAAGGTTACAGAACTGGTATGGTCTTAAGATTATCTCTGAACATGGGTTAGTACCCCACTCATGACCTGTCTCTCTACGTCCATTCATCTTAACGTGGTTGTCTGCTGCAACCCTAGAGAAGATACCTCTTTCACCTGACTTAGATTCTACTAGAGATAACCATTCTCTCATGAACCCTTCCATGTTAGGCTTGTCTGTATAAGCTACAGAGTTATTAGCTAATGCTCTCTGTCCTTCATACTCCCACCAGTTACCTGACTTTGCTTTAGCCATACGTCCATCACTTAAGTTAGACAAGCTGATCATAGCTGAACGTCTTACTCCACCTACAACTACAACCTCACCAATCTTACACATGATATCATGACACTCAAGAGAGTTAAGCTTACGACCTGTAGCTTCCTTAAATTTTTCTACCACAAATCTAAACAAGTCTTCTAATGGTGCAGCACCTGATGCTCTACCACCAAAGGTCTTGAGTCTTGCACCTGCAGGACGTACACCAGATGTATCCCACTTAGGTATGTCACCTGTGTACAAGTGTGATATTAATTTATGTAAAGCTTTAGCCCAACCTTCTTTACTATCTTCTACATATACAACATCATTACTCTTATGTATAGAGTTAGGTATCTCTGGTAGCTTGGAGATTGACTGTCTCTCTACACTAAAGCCTACACCTGTACCACATAGTAGTATAAACATAGCTTCATCAAAGGCACGGATGTGATCCACTGGTAGGTAAGAGCAATTATAAATACAAGTGTTGTCTCTCTCAGCAGCTTGTCCTGCAGTCATCAAGGCTCTCATACTAGGCATAACATCTAAGTTTAAGACTGCTTCTTCTAGTTCTTTCCAAGACTTATCTTCTAGTTGTATTGTTTTCTGGAGGAAAGAAAAGTATCTACCTACTGTTTCTCCCCATGTCTCTCTTCTGTTCTCATCTTCTAACCATCTAGCATATCTACTAGTGGCTATGAAGGTTTGATAATCTGTTGGTAAATAATTACTTATCATCTTTCGTCCCCACTTCCACTTAATGTTCCACGTTCCTTACGGTCAGCTAGTTTTTTTAGATTCATCTCAGCTATTTCTTCTAAAGTATAACCTACTTCAGTAGCCATCATAGCACAGTACCATAGCACGTCACCTATCTCAAATGCAATCTCATCCTTCTTCATTAAGAAACCTTCTTTATCTTCTCCGTCACGTATAAGTTTCTTTACCTTACCTGCTACCTCACCTGATTCACTAGTTAAACCTAGAGCTAAGTACTCTAATGCTTGATGCTTTGGGAAGATAGCTGTTCCCTGTGCTAGTCGTTGATACTTTTCAAATTCCATTACCAGTTTTTTCCTTTCGTTTTCTTCATTAACTCTATCATCTTAGTAAGATACCACAGTGCTTTCTCTGCATCTTGTACAGGATTACCTTTAGCAAATAGCCTAGCTCCTGTATACTTAATAACATTACCTTGACAATAACTTACTGCTTCCCAATCACCTAATGCATCTACTATGTAGTCAATAGTTTCTATCTTACCTGTATTATAATGAGGTGGATTGTTAACCATATCTTCTTCTATTGCTTTCATCTTCATGTACTCCATGTGTCTTAGTTGGGTGTCCATAGTTTTACTTCACCTGTTTCTTTATTGTATTCACCATCACGTAGTATCCGTGCTAGTCTTGCATTCACTAAGGCTTCCTCTTCTGATAACCCTTTACTTTGGAACGCATCTCTAACATTCTCCCACGTACAATCTTCCTCAAGAATTTTCTGAGCTTTGACAGCACCCACTTGAGGACAACCTTTGTAGTTGTCAGTAGCATCACCAACAAGGGTTTGATAAAAGAAGTTATAATCTGCTGTCTCTTTAGAAACTTCAACGACTGCTCCATCAATCCAATGCAGTGCAGGTATAGTGAGTAGGTCTTTATCTGTAGACCATATAATATTGTCGTTACTTTGGCTACCAAGTATACCAAGTATGTCATCAGCTTCTAGTCCTTTCCATATTGCAGTGTTATAATTTTCAACCATGTAGTCTCTAGCCCAACCAAGTAGCATAGGCTTACGTATCTTCTTACGGTTGAGTTTGTAGTAGGGTGCTATTGTCTTACGATAATTAGTTGTATCAGTCAGACCTACGATATGATCTTCAACTGGTGCTTCCATTAACTTAGCAATCTGATCATCAATCCTAACTCTAACATCATCTTCATAACAATGTAAAGTCCATAGTCCATCACCCCAATTAACAGGTGTCTCTGCACTAGTTGCAGCTTTGTATGCTATGATGTCTCCATCAATCAGTAGTCGTTTCATTATGTTCTCCTATTTTTAAGTATACATCTATATGTGTGGGACAGTTAGGACATGAGAAGTTAGATGCAATGTAATCAAACTCTCCATCATCATGGTCATGGTCACCACCCCATATTACTTCTGTGTTACAGTGCCAGCATCTCATGGTGTATGTCCTTTCAAATAGTTGTATGCTCTTAGTACTTTAACTGAATCATCTTTAAAGCCACCTAGTCCTGTGTTACAGTTACCACACAACCAACCTCTGAATGTATTAGTAACATGGCAATGGTCTAGTACCCAACGTTGTAGTCTAGGTTGACCATACTTACCTATCTCTTTTATATCTCTTTCACATATAGGACAACAGTAATCATCAGGTGGATATAGATTCTCTTTCCTTAATCTTTGTACCACTTTCTCTTGACCTGACGTACAAGACCTACACTTTCTTTTTATCTCTCCAGATATAAGTACTTTATAGTTAGCTATAGGTTGCATGATATCACAGACATTACAGGTTACTGCATCAATGCGTGTCTGCCCAGTTTCGTCCATACTTGTAATCACTGTCGAGTTTGCATCTGA